CTCGGGACTTTTGTCTCGGCTGATACCAATCTGCGACTCGAAATCGGGCCGCGGAATCTGTCGAACGGGCGTACCTCTCGTTCTGCTGCTCTTCGTAACACGAAGATCACGCAGGACCCCCTCGTTTCGACTACCAACGTTCGTGTTTCTGACACAATTCGTTTGGTAATCGATCGACCGGTTAATGGGTACACTGATGCCGAAGTCGTCAAGCAGGTCGTTGGTTTCATTGCCTGGCTTACTGCCAGCTCCAATGCAAACCTGACCAAGCTTGTTGCAGGCGAAAACTAAGAGAGCATGACTACTCTCGGTGTTGTTGTCTGCATGGCAATAGGAATTGGAGTGGTTTTGATTCCATTCCTCTTCTTCATGTCGGGACTTCTTCTAGGACGTCAGAGGAATACTCCAACGTCGTAGCAGCCTGTATTCCTAGCCTAGAAAGGTAGAAATGAAAAGACAGGTTCAACTCCTTCTCTGTATGTTGGAAGACCTTCATACAGAGTTAGGTACTAACCCAAAGTTTGACAAGCAAACTGTCATAAATAGGTCTTCTAAAGAAGGAGACTCATTTTTGACTGTTACGCTGCCACATCTCGACGACCTACTTACCGTAGGTCTTAGAGATGGACTTCTCCCAACCTTCGTTGGGTGGAAATCACAGCGTGGCTCATCTTTTCCTCTCTTCCTCTCGGCCTTTTGGTCAAGAGTATTTGAGAAAGATGGCTCACTTGTCAACTCACCTTGTACTGATAGTATCAGGGCTATCCGACAGATTTCGCGATCCTTTAAAAAGGTCTTTGAAGTCTGTTCGGAGGCCAGAGTCGAAGCGGCTATTAGCCGCTTTATCTCTGTAGAAAAGTCTCTTTGCGAGTCTCCTCTACCTGCTACCCAGTACTTGGCTTCCGATGTCTGCCGTATGATATTTGGGAAAGTGGTTCGTCAAGCTATGCTTGGCTTACCGCTTTCGCAAGCTCATCACGGTCCGGGTGCCGTTAGTGAACGGTATGATTCCCACCAAAAGTGGAAATTTGATACTGTTCCTGAACGCATTCTAGAGTCTCATGGATATGAGGCCTTTAGGATGAATTTCATGGATCTTTTGGACCATGAGATAACCCCGGGCGTAGTCCCAGCAAGGCTTATTGCAGTTCCAAAAACTGCGGTTAAACCTCGCTTAATCTCTATAGAGCCTTCTTATAATCAATTTCTTCAGCAGGGGTTAGAATATAACCTCCGCTTGGGAATGGATCGTATGAAGGTCTGCTCTTACGAATACCAAGAGCCTAACCAGGCTTTGGCTCGTAAAGGAAGCATCGATGGTAGCATTGCTACCATCGATCTCTCCGATGCCTCTGATAGAGTACGGTCTGACCTCGTAAGAATACTCTTCGGATGGAATCTTCCATTCCTAAAGTATATCTTCGAGTGCCGTTCGGACTTCGTTGACATTGAAAGTAGAGGTCAAACTATTTCGTTGAAAAAGTTCGCCTCTATGGGCAGTGCCCTTACCTTCCCCATCGAAACGATGGTGTTTACTGCATTATGCGTTACAGCATTTTGCTTGAAGGACAAGGACACGTCATCAAGCTACATCCAGTCATGGATGGAGCGTGATGACTTCAGGGTGTACGGTGATGATATTGCGATACCTTCTCCGTACGTACCAACCGTTATCGAGGTCCTAGAGTCCTTCTCTCTTGTGGTTAACAAAGAGAAGTCCTTTTGGACGGGACTTTTCAGAGAGTCCTGTGGAGCTGATTATTATGCAGGTAGGCTTGTTAAGCCTATCTACGTAAGATCAGCCCTCCCCGAGAAACGGAGTGATGCTCTAGAAATTCTCAAGATCTCTAAGTTTAGAGACCTTTGGGTTGATGTCCATCTTGAGGGCAAGACGACCGATTTTATCGATCGGCTTATCATCAAGTTGATTGGACACTACCCTTATCACCCTTCTCCACAAGATGTCGACATTATTTGCCGACGCGGAGAACCAGGCAAGATATCCTATAATAGGGATATTCAAACCTGCGGAGTCACTGGTCTAAAGATCCAGTGGCTCTACAGAGGCACAGCCGCGTCTGGATCGGACCTTTTAAGGTCCTTTCTTTTCACGGCTCGTCTCCGTAGTGATTCGAGAAAGAGTTCAATGCCGCATTGCGACATTGTCGACGAAGTCGACTATGAACATCACCGGCGTCCCACTTTCGCCAAATTAAGACGTGGGTGGGCTTCTATCTAGGGACTTTTATGGTCCTTGGATAGGGGTCGGGCTGGGTGTAGCTGGAGAAAAGAATTTCTTCTTTCCATCTACAAGTTACAATGTAACTATGCAGGGCATCC